AACCTTCCACAGCGATACTCTATTTGGCTTACGACAAGAAAATGTATCAGCTAGTTTAATCAACTCCTACGAATTAAATGATATAAATAATTTATACGAAAGAGGCTTGGTTGACCACGTTATAATATATAACGAATCACCTTACCCAATACAATTTCACACTGCAGAAAGAAGATTAAATAATTCTGAGCCAGTGTCTCCTAAAATAGATGATATAGTATACCTAGAATCAGATATGGCTGTTAAAATTGATAGCGATGAAGTAGGAAGAATTTTCATCAAAAGGCCTCACACCATATCAGGTTTCACAGTAAAATATTCTATAGTTTACAAAGAGACGGGCTTATACGATAATTTTGAGTAATTATGGATTTCTTCGAAATAAAGAAGCCTATAAGAAGGGTTGGTCTAGACCAATATATCATAGGTAATAATACTACTGATCCATTAATAAAAATAGATGGTCCAACTATGACCATGGATGAGTTGACCGTAAGAAAACTTAATGTAGATCTCGCAGAGTTTGATATTATAGACGGAGACATACAAAGAACAGTAAGCGGTTTTATAGACTACGCTGAAATTAAAAATCTAGAGCTATCTACAGGATTATTCTCTGAACTGTCTGGAGTAAACTTCATTACTGAATCAGGATTGATTCAGAATCTAGAGCTATCTACAGGATTATTCTCCGAACTATCTGGAGTAAACTTCATTACTGAATCAGGATTGATTCAGAATCTAGAGCTATCTACAGGATTATTCTCCGAACTATCTGGAGTGAACTTCATTACTGAATCAGGATTGATTCAGAATCTAGAGCTATCTACAGGATTATTCTCTGAACTGTCTGGAACAAACTTCATTACTGAATCAGGATTGATTCAGAATCTAGAGCTATCTACAGGATTATTCTCTGAACTATCTGGAGTAAACTTCATTACTGAATCAGGATTGATTCAGAATCTAGAGCTATCTACAGGATTATTCTCCGAACTATCTGGAGTAAACTTCATTACTGAATCAGGATTGATTCAGAATCTAGAGCTATCTACAGGATTATTCTCCGAACTATCTGGAGTAAACTTCATTACTGAATCAGGATTGATTCAGAATCTAGAGCTATCTACAGGATTATTCTCCGAACTATCTGGAGTAAACTTTGTATCCAGTGCAGGAATATTTGATAATTTAAATTTAAACGGCTTTGATGTAGAAGAAAGGTTAGATGAATTAGAAGGTTCATTATCAAGCATAGACTTTAGTTCTGGTATAGTTATATCTGGACACGTTACAGCCTCAAACGAAGCTGCTGTATTCTGCAAAACTTTTGCGTCTGGAGAGCAATATTTAAGTAATGCGAATCAACTTAATATTAATTTTACAGGGCAATTATCTGAAGGATCTTATGACTGGAGATCTTTCAGTGAAGATAACTCCAGAAACACATTTAACGTAGAAGAACAAGGCTATTATGATATTGATTTTAGTTGGAAATATAACTCTGGGGAATATGTAGGAGATATTTTAAGCTCTAATAGCCTCGTATACAAAGTCAACAAATTAACAAATTTTCAAGAAATATTAGGAACCGATGTCAAATTTAAAACAGATGCGGCATTTATCGAAGAGTATAGTGGAGCATATTCTTCAGCATTAAATCCAGTAATTAACATTAAAAATGTATTTCTTACCCCTGAAGAAGAAATATACGCAGTAGCCAGTCATTATTCAGCTAATACAGGAAAATTATATAAAATATCTACAGAGGAATTTGATACATACATAAATATAGAAAAAAAGAATTCTCCAGCAAGCGGAGTTTTTACTTTTGAGCAGTTACTTGACACTCCAGAAAGAATAGAAGATGGCGCCGGAAAATATCTTAGGGTATCCAAAGAAGGTACTTCAATAGAATACTCCGAAGTGGTAGAAGCTTCGGGAAGTATATTTTCAAAAGCATCAATATTAGACGGTCAATTCATTAATAATCAATCAGGCGCAATATTAAATTTTAATGGACAATTATCTTCGGGCTCAAAAAATTGGCTGCACGAAGGACAGTATAACACTCTAAGAGCTAGCGATTCAGCATTCTATGATATAGATTTTGAATGGACTTACAAAGAAGACCAAAACTTAGGATCAATACTTAAATCTACCGCTAATATATATAAGAAAAATATATCTACAAATCAAACAACTTATCTAGGTTCGGATATAAGATTTAAACAAGATAGTGAATTAGTCGAAGAGTATAATTCAGCATATTCATCAATACTAAAACCTCAAGTTAATATCAAAAACGTTTTTTTAACTCACGACGATTACATCGTGGCAGAAATAGAACATTTTTCTACAGATACAGGACAATTCTCTATATCATCTAATCCAAATGATACATACTTAAATTTAGAAAGGAAAGTTAATACTGCCGGAGCTTCAAACTTTTTAGATTTACTCGACACCCCCACTTCATTCATTAGTGGTAGTGGTAAATTTTTAAAAGTTTCCGACGACGAAAAATCTTTAATTTTAACCGACGAAATAAAAGCTAGTGATATATCCGGCTCCATAACTGGATCAGTAGATAGATACGACTTAAAAGAAGCTTTTGAAATAGATGAAAATGGAGATATTATACCAAGTAACGAAAAAGAAATATCTGATACGATGTGGATATTAAAGAATGAAACTGATATAGAATTAAGAGCTAATATCTGGAGATATAATACCGGACCGGAAGCATTTACAGATGATATATCATTTTAGTATAATTTGTGTAATATAAGTAATGGCTACAAGAAATTTAGTTCCAAGAAATAGCGGAGAAGGCGGAGTCGGTCGATTAGGCAAGCCCTGGGCTACAGGTTATTTTGACAATTTATTCATTGGAGATTTAGAATTCTCAATGGATCAAAATTTAACCACTCAAGATTCCGTGGAATTTGTAAGCGGTAATTTCATTAGTGGCTTAACCCTAAATGGAGTAGATGTAGCCGGTTTAGGAACGTCTGTCTCACAAGTACAATCTGGAGCAGCAGAATTTGTTTTCTTTTCTGATGTACTTGATAATATAGGCGTTACAAATAAAACTTATTATAATACGCCTGATCCAAACTTATATTTATCTTCTGTAGAAGTTACTACTGCAGAAAATTTAAGGGTTGAAATGCAATGGGATGGACCCAATGATGACTATATGGGATCGGCTTACATTGAAGGTCAACAAATACCTTTTAGCAATATACAGCAACTAGGAAATAATACAAGAAGATTTATTGGATTTATAGATAACTTGAATATAGAAGGTAAGACTCAACTAAGCGGAGAAGCTAATGGTAGAACAATCATAATACCCCTATCCGAAGCAGGAGGGGGTCCAGAAGCTGTAGATATAAGAATTGACCCAATAACTGCCGCAACGCCTAAACCAGGGGAAAACATAGGGTCAACTCATTTAAAACAAGGAGATTCCTTAAATGTATACGTAGACTTTGACACAAATGATGTTAGTTCCATTAAAGTTTTAGGTTCAGGTTTAGCTCAACAAATAAATTTCGCCAATTACAGTTTAGCAGAATCAAATGGCGTGTTTACGGCCACAATACCAATAACAGTCTCAAACGAATCCAATGGTTCACACGGAGTAGCAGTACAAGCCGTAAACGCCTTTGGCTCAACTGGAGATGTAATATCATCTGAAGTTTTTGCTCACGGTAGTGGAACTAGAGATGTCGATCAAATTTATCCATCAATATCTGCAAGTAATCCAACTTCATATAATGGTAGAACGGATGGTTTAAGAGAAGGAGAATCCACAACTTTTAATAATAGTATATCTAATTGGAATAGTTCATCTGATTTAGTTTCATATACAACAAGTAATGATATTTCAATCACCGATCCTGCAGTTTTTCAATCGGTAAAAACAGTAGATTACGTACAAGGAATATACAATAATTCAAACAATATAACAATTTCTGCTTCTAAAACTTCAAACGGAGCAACAGACACAGATAGTATAAGAGTTAAAATTGCAAACGGGCCGCAAATAACTGGATCCTCCTTACAGTCAATAGCTTCCTCAGCTACTTCTCCGCATTCAATTGGTACTTCTGAAATTAAAGCTGGAGACACTGTGCAATCCGAAATCTTTATAGATGGTAAAGGTACATCGATAAACAATATTTCTCTTTCAGTTAGAAATGAAGGTGTATCTAACGGATCACAAACTTCCTACTCATCAAGCTACTCTAAGACAACTCTTTCAGACGGAAGCTATAAATTTACAGTTCCTATTAATGTATACGGTTCAATAGGATCTTCGACCAGAGACGGAAGTCAACCTGCAGCATTTATTGCAAGAAATAATTTTGGAACACTGAGCGATAAGTTCACAACATCAGATACTGCCACATTAAATAACGGATCAGTACCGTATTTAAACTTGTTAGGAATAGATTACCCGATTAATCAAAGTGCATTAAAAAATTCTGAATCTGCCACTATCAATTTCGAAAAAAATAACGTAGACACTCTTTATATAGATGATAACAATTTAGGTGGATCTGGTGAATTAAACTTCTCTACCAATAGTCAATTTGATAATGAATTAGAATATTATGGAAATTGGGTAGTTAGGCAGTTATTAAATCAACCTGGAGGATATGTAAGGGTTACTATGACTGGGCCTTATGCAGGAGCTTATACACATCTTAGGTTGAACATCATAAATTACGGAGGTACTGCATCTATTTCTACCTCTGGTACTACACTTATAGTTAATTATCCAAAGCGCCAAAATGGATGGCCTTATAATGGGCCAATTATAAATTTTATTAACAGTCAGCCAAACTTATCTGCAGTGGCTTCATCTGGCGTAAACTTAAATCATAGCGGGTTACAACCTACTTCGGGTAGTACGCAAACCGTAAGCATTAATACTACACCCCAGCTTAGTTCAAACGGATACGCTTTAGTTAAAAAAGAGGTTTTTAGATTAGGCGGTTCATATAATATATCTGTTAATAATTTCATCTTATCAGGAACGAAAACATCAAACGGTATAACTATCGAACGTCAAGATATAGTAAATATAGCAAACACACCACTGACTTTATCAATAAATAATTTAGCTTCAAAATTATCAAGCTCACCATCAGGAATATCAGATCAATTTTATCTTCAAAGTTCTCAGCTAATGCTGAATAGCCCAACTTTAAGCCTTGATTCGTCTCAAAGCAATCAACCTGTTCTTGTCATCAATAGTTCAGGAACAGGAAAAACGAGTAATTCTTATACAATTACAGTTTCAGATTCTAATACAAAAGGAACTTTCTCATGGAGTATTACCGCAACTAATTTAGCAGGAATTACAACAAATTCAATTTCAAGCAACCCAAATTATACGCTCGCAGGATTTTCCTCTAGAACAATTAATGCTTCCCCGAATAGCTTAGGAGCGGGTTTAGCAGATATAGGAACCACTGTTTCAAGTACTAGCGATATAACTTTTGAAAATATCTCCGAAGGAGGTACAGCACCAAATGGCGGAACAATATATACCTATCAATCTTATTCTGATGGTATACAGCTAGACAATTCTTATGATGTAAATAATAAATTTACAATATGCAATTCTAGTGGACTTACGGACTCAGATGGAAGTTTTGTTTTTAATTTAGATAAGTTAAATAGATCAGCAAATACCTCGACATCTAATCCAGCAAGTTTTGTAATTTCGGAAAATTAATTGTGTAAATTAAGTCAATGAAAGTTTTATTGACAGCTAATTTTGAAAACGGGCTTTTTAGTAATGGTTTGCAGCAAAATATTGTATTTTTATCTGAATTATTAATTAATTTAGGATTCAATCCTATTATTGCAGTAAATCATGACATAGATAAATGTGTTGATCCTCCATGTGATATTTTAATTATTGAAAAAAATGAAATCCTAGATTATTGTGATGATTTAGCTTTTGTATTAAATACTGCCTGGCTAATAGAATCTTCCACGATCTCATTAATGAGGCAAAAAAATAAAAGTTTTAAAAATATTCATATAGTTTATGGCAACGGAATGCTAGCCGATATAGAAAGATGTAGTTGGCAGGACCACTTAGCAATAGATAATGAAACCGCTGACGAAGTTTGGATATCTCCCCATTATAAATTTTCCTACAATTACTATAAAACGTATTATCATACGGAAAAAATATTGGAATTACCTTATATCTGGAGCCCTAAATATGTAGATATTCATGAAAAAATATGGAATAAAATAAACAAAACATGCTACTACAAGCCAGGAGAAGAGAAAAATATTGGTATACTCGAACCTAATTTAAACATAACTAAGCACTGCCTCCCTTCAATTATGATAGCGGAGGAATATTTTTCAAATATAAGTAAAGAAGATTTCAACAAAATATCTGTTTATTGCGCATCAAAGTTTTTAGATAAAAAATACTTCAAATCTTTAATGTGGAAACTCAACATTACAAAAGAAAATAAAATTGAATTCAAGCCGAGAATAAAAGTAACCAAAATATTCACAGGCTTATCCAATATATTTATCTCCAACCAACTACTAAATGCCTTGAATTATACTTATCTTGAAGCATTACATTTTAATTTTCCATTAGTTCATAATTCCAATATTATTAAATCAGCAGGATATTATTACCCTGATTACGACACTAAACTTGGAAGTAGAGCTTTAGAACTAGCCCTAAACTACCACGATCAAAACCTGGAATCTTACAAAGAAAACTCTAGAAAAACAATTTACAAATATTCACCCAAAAATCCACTTGTTATAGAAAAATATAAAAAATTATTGTCATGAAAATAGGAATAACCCTCGATATGTCGGTCGCCTTCTGGGCGAACGGGATGCAACAAAATATAGTCTTCTTGTACGAAATGATACAAAGATGCGGCCACGAATGTTTCTACATTACATATAAAAAGCCATTACATAAATTAAAAAAAGATCATAAAGGCATGCTATTAGATGACTTATTATCTGACGATAATGAAAGCCTAGATCTAATAATAGTAGCTGGATTTGATTTACTGCCAGAAATGTACGATAAATTTAAATCTAGAAACAAAAATTTCAAGACAATTTTGGTTCATTTTGGCAATAAATTAATGGACGACATACATCACTCCTTATTAGATAAAAGCGCAAAGCTTCCATTAGAAAAGCCAAAATATCTAGATCAAATTTGGATGTCCCCGCAACATGAATTTGCAAAAAACTATATTAAGACATATTATAATTTTGAAAAAGTTATAGTCATACCATTTATATGGGATTCATTTTTTGTAGAAGATAAGATAAGTGAATTAAAAATAAAAGGCTTAGACCCCAATTATACACAAGCTAAAAGCAGTAAAGTATGTATTTTTGAACCTAATATTTCATATATTAAAAATTGTATAATACCAATTAATATATGCGAAAACCTTTATCAAAAAGATCCAGAAATAATTAAATCAATTAATCTATTTTGCTGTCAACGAATTAAGTTTAACCCATTCTTTGAAAAACTAATGAATAGATTAAGTGTGGTCAAAAAGAAAGATTTTTGCTACTTCAATAAAAGATGGGGAGCTCTTAATGCTTTAAGTAAGTTCGGAAGTACTATAGTTAGTCATCAAATAAAAAATGAACTTAATTATAGCTACCTCGAAGCCTTGTTCTTAAATCTTCCATTAATACATAATTCTCCTATCTTAGAAAACGTAGGTTATTATTACCCAGATTGCGATGTAGATTTCGGCGCAAACCAATTAAAAAACGCAATACTCAATCATTCGAAAACACTAGATCAAAGCAGAGAAGATAATAGAAATTTCCTAAAGCAATATAGTCCATATAATACAGACAACATTAATATATACAAAAAAATAATAGATGATACTCAAAACAAATAATATTAAATTTTATTATCTAACAAAAACAGAAAATAGTGAAAATTCTAAACATATAGAATCTATATTAAAATATTATCAATACAAAAAAGTACTACCTTTTGAAATAGGTATATCAAAAGAAAAATCTGGAAGTATAGGTCATGCAAGAATGATTGAGGCAGGGTTAAGAGAGCAAGATAACTCAAGACCTTTTCAGCCGTTCGTAATATTAGAGGATGACGTATCTTTTTATCGAGAAATGCCAGAAGAGATAGACATTCCGTATGATGCTGATTTGTTTTATCTAGGTTTGTCTCAGCTTGCAATGAATAACGGTAAAGCTATTGATAATATTTCTGCTCAACAAATTGATGAAAACATATATCAAATTTTCAACATGTTAAGTGGTCACGCAATTATGATTTGCTCTCCACTTGGTGCTTCAGCCTATCAAAAAGCTATGATCGACGGTTTTTATCAAGAAAAGATTTGGGATGTATTTGCTGCGGAAATGCAGACAAATTATAATGTATACGCTCTTAAGAAACCTATTTTTCTTCAGGATTTAAAGTTCGGAGGTAGGGAAGCTGCAACTAATTTTGAACTAGATAATAGCAAGTATCATAAAAAAGTATATTCTGATCCGATTAATTTATCCAAAAAGAAATCTAGTTTTTTTAAAAACTCTTCTGTGATGAGGATAAGTTCACAGAAAGGAAACCTAGATGACCTCCTCGAGCCTTTATCTTCAATACCTAAGAAAATCCATATTTCATGGAAAGATAAGTCTATATTAGAAAGTTCAAATCAATTAGCCGTAAACGGAATACAGAATCTAATAAAAATAAACCCCGACTGGGAACTAGTAATTTCAGACGACAATGAAGTTGAATTATATTTGAAAGAAAATTTATCAACTATAGACTACAATTTAATTCAAGACGCGCCGATAGTATCAAAAGTTGACACATGGCGTCTATTAAAAATAGTCAACGAAGGTGGTTTATATACAGATATAGATAGACACGCAAATAAAGAGCTAAATTCAATCATAGAAAAAAACGCAAAATGCGTTTTACCACTACATTCCAATCATGAGAAAATTATAGATTTTTCGCAAGATATTATGATAAGCGCTCCAAATAACCCCTTGCACAAATCTGCATTAGATTTAATGCTAAGAAGAAGAAGGTCGGGTTGGCAGGATATATTAACACTTGCCCCAATTACCTATTTTCACGGCTTAACTAAACTGATTCATGGCCACGCCCTAGAAAGATACCCAAGTAAAGAAGTGTTAGAAAAAATAATTGAAAAAATAAATCAATCAAAGTATATTCAAACTTTCATAGAAACCCCTCCTGAAGAAACTTTTATATTTAAATATAATAAAAATACCTTTAATTCGGGTAATGGCCTAGGTAAAGAAGCTATGTATGATGAAAGCGGTGTTGAGCATTGGGGGATAAAAAATCCTATAGATAAAAACAAAATGAAATTCAAATGAACGAAACAACTCATATTTTCAACCCGAGCTCAATAAGCTTTAATGATAAAAAATATACCATCGCACGAGGAGAGGATTACAAGAACTCACCTCCTCCTAGAGGCTTTTTCAATGGAGAATCCACCTACTGGCTAAAGAAAGACTCTGGCGAATATGTTAAATTAAAATTCAATATAAACGGAGAAAAATTCGACAGTTATGTAAAAAAAAACGTAAATCCGGATTGTAAATTTCCGGAAGATATAAGGTTTATACATGGCACAACTGAAGTAAAAAATGGTGATGTAATTGCTCTGGCTACTTGCACAATACTTAATGAAATTACGTGCGACAAAAAATGTCAAGAAGTGATCTTGAATTTTTCAGCGGGCTACTGTTCGGTAAACTTATCTAAACTAGAAATCACTGACGTTAGAAAATTTGACCCAATAAATCAAATCAATCTAAGTAAAAACTGGATGTGTTTTAAGCATGAAAACTTATTTTACGTAATAAGCTCCATGTTCCCACTCGTTTATACAACAGCGGATAAACTAGAAAATATTTCGTTTAATAATTCCAACTTAACACAACCTATAGAACTCAGAAACTCATGCAATCCTGTAAATATTAATTCTAATAAATTTAAGATGCTTTGCCATAAAAGAGGTGGTGAGCATGAATACGACTTTTATGAGGTAGATTTCGAAATCCTGGATAAAAATATAATAATAAAAGAAAAGAAAAAAATAAATACCCCAGAAGACAAAAGTTATTGTTGCAGTTTAGAAAAGGAGGGAAAGGATGTCTTTGTATTAAGCGGAATACACGATAGATATTGCTCCAGGTTTAAACTTGGGTTTTATGATGAAATAAAGCTCCTTGTTTTATATGTTGAATTCGATTCAAACAAATACCCTCATTCTTTTAAAATTTTATCCGACGCCCTACATAATAAAGGTATAGATTTTGACTGCGTAGTAATAGATAATAAACGAGAAGATTTAAATGAACTGAAAGGAAAAAATGTATCAATAATTTCAGGAGATAATTCAAACTGGGAGTTCTCGGGCTGGGAAAAAGGGTGGAATCTATCCAAACATAACCACTATGACTTAACCTTAATAATAAATGATTCTTTCTTAAATTATGATGCAGAAAATATAGACAAATATTTAACTCAAGATTTATTAAGTGTATTAAAAAAACACGATTTAGTTTTTGGAAAAATTGATGGATTAAATTTATCAAATAAAAACCTTTCGCTGGATAACGTAAAATTTAACAATTGGATTTGTAGTAATGCGATCATTCTACCCAACAAAATACTGCAAAAAATAAACATAGATAATTCTTCAGAGATAAATATTGATTCATTAATTCACGACGGAAACGAACTAAATTCATTTCTCAATTCCCCAAGAATTTCAAACGACTTAAAGAATCATATAATAAACTGGCTAACAAAAGGCTGGCATAGTAAATTTAAGATAGAATCCAATATTAAACTATTCAAGAAAAAAACTCAGTGTATAATTAACGAGTTATTATTAACAAGTAAGATCAAAAACGTAGGAGCGAAAATTTTAAATAGTAAAGACTTTAAATTATATTAAATGAATAAAAAACAACAAGAACTTATAGACCTAAAAGGTCAATGGCTTAATTTTTTCAATAATGATAGATTCGGAAAACACAGAAAGCTTTTTGATTGGGTTAAATACATAAGCTCGCAAATACCTGCAATTGAAGAACCTAAAGATAAATTCAATTGTTTTAATCCATTTAAGAAGATTGCAATCGTCAGCCTGTATACGAAAGAGATTTCTGAATTCGCTATTTACTCAGAAAAAAGTATTAAAGATTACTGCGAAAAGCAGGGTTACAGCTTTTACGTCTACAGAGAAAATTTAGATAAAAACGGAAGTCCGAATTGGTCAAAATCCCAAGCGTTACTTAATCATATTGATGATCACGATTATATTGTATGGATGGATTCAGACACGTTAATTTTTAATCCAGAAAAAAAACTTGAATCAATTATAGAAAAAGCTCCGAAAAAATTCATACTTGCAACAAAAGATATTGGCGATCATTGCATGCTAAATAGCGGGGTATTATTCTTTAAATCTCATCAATACACAAAAAACTTAATCGCAAAATGGAGAGATTTCAATGGAGATAAATCTTCGCTATACGCTAGCGGAGGAGATCAAGAAATATTATGTGAAATTTTAAGAAGATCGGATGGCTTTGGTTTTAATAGAAAAATATTTGAAATGAACGAATTTAATACTGACCCAAGGTTAGTAAATAATGACACATTTATATTACATTTTATGGCTTATCCTTATGAATTAAAGAAGATATTTATGAGTTACTGGAATCACCTTGAATGCTAGTATTTATCTGGATTTATTAAAAAATAAACTTCCCAAAACTATAGTTTTAAGGTATATATTACTGTATGGCAAAAATATTCCGTACTGAATCATTAAATCTTGGAGGTAATCTCCTCCTTGAAGCGAGCTCCGAAAACGCTTTTGAAATTAAAAGCGCAAGCGGTAGCACATTAATGTCTCGTCAAACTATTGAAAATGATATCTCTAGTTTACACGCTCAAAGAGTAGCGGACGAAGGAAACACTGATAGCGATATCTCTAGCCTTGCAGCTATATCTGCAGGAAGCACAGGAGATTTAGAGAGCAGCATTTCCAGTCTTCAAGCTCAACGCGACGCTGACGAAGGAACTACTGATAGTGACGTTTCTAGCCTTGCTGGTGATATCGCAACAAACAAGGGAGACCTTGAGAGCGACGTTTCCAGCCTTCAAGTTCAGCGCGTAGCTGACGAAGCAGCTACTGATAGCGACGTTTCTAGCCTTGCTGGTGATATCGCAACAAACAAGGGAGACCTTGAGAGCGACGTTTCCAGCCTTCAAGTTCAGCGCGTAGCTGACGAAGCAGCTACTGATAGCGACGTTTCCAGTCTTGCTGGTGATATCTCAACTAACAAGGGAGACCTTGAGAGTGACGTTTCCAGCCTTGCAGCTATATCTGCAGGAAGCACAGGAGATTTAGAGAGCAATATTTCCAGTCTTCAAGCTCAACGCGACGCTGACGAAGGAACTACTGATAGTGATGTTTCCAGTCTTGCTGGTGATATCTCAACTAACAAGGGAGACCTTGAGAGTGACGTTTCCAGCCTTCAAGTTCAGCGCGTAGCTGACGAAGCAGCTACTGATAGCGACGTTTCCAGTCTTGCTGGTGATATCTCAACTAACAAGGGAGACCTTGAGAGCGACGTTTCCAGTCTTGCGGCTCTTAATAGCGCAGGAACAGGAGATCTTGAGAGCGACGTTTCTAGCTTACAAGCTCAACGAGACACTGACGAAGCAACTACTGATAGTGATATCTCTAGCCTCGCAGCTATTATCGCAACAAATGATGTAGTCGCAGTTAGCACAAGTGTGGGTAACGATGTTGACAATTCAGGCTCAATTAGCTTTGGTCGCACATTTGCATCAACCCCAATTGTTGTAGCTCAGTTAAAAAGCTCTAATGCAAACGATCCAATCATCGCATGCATGGTTTCCTCAGTTAGCGCAAGCGCTGCTACTGTAACATTTGCAGATAACACACCTTCTGGAAATTACACAGTAGAGTTAATTGCTTCTATTGGGTAAAACCTAACGAGAAAGATATTCTTTATCTTTGGCGACCCCTTGGGGTCGCCTTTTTTGTGTAAAATAATATATGAATAGAAAAGATTTGTTTAATGATTTATTCTCAGAAAGAGAAAAACACCCACTAGGTAAATATGAGCCCGATAATAAAAAATATATAAAAGAAAACTTACCTGTCAAGTATTCTGCGCCAGAAGCTCAAAAAAGACTAAAGAAAGTTTTCAATAAATTAAGGCATAAAGCGATCTATCTCAATCTAGAACATGAAGAGCTGGTTGAAGAATTTGAAGAAATTAGAAGAAAGTTTATTGCAGCCATGCTTGAATATTGCGACAATAAAAAAATACAACACCCATTTGAATCTGTTCCAGATAAAAAAGATAAGTCAACAGAGTTATCCAATGACGAAATGAATGATTTATTTCGTGAAGTTGTTAAAAAAACTCACCCAGATTTAAATAAAGATTTACCTGAAAACGAAACCAATGAAAGGTTAGATATGTACAATGAGGTCATTGAAGGTAAACAGAATGGAGATTTTCGCAAAATACTTAAAGTAGCCCTAGAACTTAACGTGGGCGTTAAAACAATTTCTCCTGAATTTATAGATCAATTAAAAAAAGAGATCGAAAAAATGGAGCAACAAATGAACCATATAAAAAACGATATAATGTATAAATGGGATAAAGGTGGCGAACAGATAAAAAAATCTATATTTGAAATAATAGCTAGAAACTTAAAACCTTTAAACTGAACCGCTAATTTGATCTTCAGATGCAGTAATCAATATATCCAAGTGGCAACCGGTTTGAGCCATTTCGTCTGATAATTGAATATTAAAACCTTCTAAATCTACTCCATAAATAGAATGAGAGTATAAAGCTTCAGGTAAATCGTTAAATCTTAAAGAAACGAAAACTCTAGGAGCTTCTAAATATATATTTTGATTACCAATATCATCGTATTGTATATTCAAATTATCAGTGTTTAAAGGCATATTTATTGACGTAGAAAAGCTTTGAGCCGAAACGGAAGACTGGGAATCTGAAAGTGATTCCCCAAGTTTTCGAATCAGGGACCAGTCTTGAAAATTATTTTCTCCCGTTTTCTCATAAATTTCATTTGTTTCAGTATCAATATATTCAGAACCAACTATACCTGCAGCTTTAAAGCTTCCGGTTGGATGCCCGGAATCAAGGATTAAAGGCTTTCTTATACCTAAGTTAGCATTTACGAAAGTTTCGAAGGCTCCCATTTCTTAAACCTCCTTTTGGCTATGATATAACAAAGCTGCAGAATACAAATCAAGATTATACTCTGAAGCTATATCTTGCACTTCTGTCTTTGGATGTAAATTTCCTATATTACTAGAATCATTAATGCATGATGTAATCCTATCTTTCCACTTTTTATTATTAGTTGAAATTATAACTGATTGACATAATTCATCAATCATATTTTTCTCTTGTTTTCGTAATCTTTTCCTTTTAAGTTTATTTTTAATTTCAGATAGAGCAAAGTTTCTTAATTCTTCTGTGTTATAAATAACAGTTTGAATATCTTCTCTACTAAATAAAGATGCTGAAGATTCTTGAGGTATATCAGAAGTTCCTACAGGTCTACCAACTTCATTTTTTGTCGTATTGTTTCGAACCTCTGTCTCAGTAACCCCAACTTCAGGGGAAACCATTGGTACTCCACCTACTATTGGATTATATAACCCATTCTTCCTTTGCTCTATATACTCCTCCTGAGCTGCATCTAAGTCTTCGGGATTAGGGTATATACCTTTTTCTATCGCGGTCATTCCTTGTTGTGGAGTAATTAAGCCTAATTCCATTAGCCTAGTAGCGACCCTCTGTAATTGAACTTCGTCTTTAATATCCGTCTCCTCAAACTTGACTTTCGGGTATTTTCTAAACCCTAAATTCTGGCAAATCATTTTTATTTGAGGCTGCAAAAAGTCATAAATAAAAGCATTCCTAGATTCTTTTAATCTTTCTAAGAATATCTTAGCTTTCACTTGAGTATTGCTATACCTTTCATCCCCGACAATAACATTTTGCAAACCTTCTTTAATGTCATTATTAATCACTTCATATTTAGCGGGGCCAACCACCTTACCAATATCAGGTATAATAAATTGAGCTTTTGTTGTATAGTCACTAACCAAAACCCTCCCGACACTTTCGTTTTTGAATAAATTTTGCATCGCCTCCATATTTCGAGGATTAATGCCTCCCTTATCAGGCTCTGCACCCATAGTAATGAGAAGAATTACATTTTCAATTGTCCTACATATAGCTTGATCGATTTTTTTTAGTTCTAATTTAAAATTAATGTCATCTAACACAGGATAACCAAAAGGAATAGCAAAAGGTTCGTAATCTTGTTTTTTGTAAAAAGAGTAAACCAAATTACTCGGATCCAATTTAACCCTAAGTCCGTCCTGATTATATTTTCCATTTTTAATTTTCTCCTTAATATCTTCATCTAATGATTCGTATACCTGTAAATCATAGTCTGTTTTTGGGTTTTTAAGTCTCTCTATATCATATTCGGATAATATTTTTTCGTATAAAGCCGTTTCAAAAGAAGAACCTTTTGTCGCAACAATATCATAAGGATTAAGAACTATATATTTTACAGGTAATTTTCCAGGCTTTAAAGATATTGTTGATCCATATATCTTACTCAATTTATCAAAGTCTGTTTTAGAAAATTCGCCATCTACTCTGTATAAAAATATATTTCCACTCCTATAATATTCTCGAAAATACTGATCCTTAAGGTTCCAGAGGTTAACTTTATCAAACCATTTATATATGAAGTCTCTAGATTTTTGAGTCCCTCCTTCGAGATAGAGATTTGAGTTAGCAAATTCAGACATTACATCAATCGCATTTCTAAAAACAGATATATTAGCGTAAGCTTTTTGACACAACTCAATAGAATCTCTTACATTTACTCCGTCATGACCATAAACATAAGGCAACATACCCCCCGATATATTAGAAAACCTAAATTTTTTACTAGATTTATGAGCTGCATTTCTCCTAGACGCAAACTCGTCAGACTTAGATTCTGTCCTGGAATACGATGAAGCTTTTGATTCAGAGTAATAAGGCTCTCCGGAAGAAAAGGGTTCTGAGATGGGAATTTCTATTAAACGCTTGAGGTTATCATCGTCATCTTTATCAAACTTATTCCAATAATCGGAGCGTTTAGTATATTTTCTTTTGCTCATCCTTTATGATACACATAAGTTAAAGTAAAGTCTAATAAAAGTCCAAAGTTAACTTTTAACTTTTGTACTTAAAATATAAATGTGTATATAAAAATATGAAAGAAAAACCTAAAATATGCATAGTTAAAGTCAATGGAAAAGAAATGGTTGGCAAAGTTATAAATGAATACGAAGAACTAGGAGGTCCTGAAGATGGAGCTAAGTTTGCGACTATTGAACTTGACAATGGGCAGACGATAACCGTAAAACTTTCAGATATGGAGTGTAATGATATATATGAGTGAACATACAGAAAATCCAAATTTTAGATACAGCAACGATAATAGAGATTCAACCCCAGGGCCATACGATTATTCTTCTCAACAAGAAGTTGAAGAAACAGCTAAAAAAGGAGAAAGAGAGTATTACCCTAACGATAACCGCGGGTATTATGCGAATTCAAACCGCACAGATATTTCGCAAGTAGATCCCCTAAATAAAAAACAACCACCTAATTCGAATTATAGAATACAATGATTTTTGCAATATTAACATTACTATCCGCATTAAGCATTTCTTGTATAGCTGCTTATTTTAGTATAATAGGTTTAGCTACAATTTTCCCAGGTTCAATAGAAGCTGTTATAGCTATGGGCGCAGCATTAGAAGTTGGAAAAATTATTGCAGCAATATGGCTTCATAATAACTGGGCCTCCGCCCCAAAAACTATAAAAATATATTTATTTTCGGCAATATTAGTTCTCATGGGGATTACTAGTATGGGCATTTTTGGATTTCTATCGAAGTCTCATATAGAACACGAAGCTAATGCTGAAAAAAATATGGCACTAGCTACTCAAGTAGAAAATAAAATACAAAGAGAAAAAGATTTTATTTTAAGGCAAAAAGATCTAATATCTCAGGCAGAAAATAGCAATCAAAATTTAAACGACAAAAGCCAAGAGAATATCAATTTAGAACAAAAAAAGATAGAACAACTCTCAAGTCAATTAGAAAAAGATATTGAATTAGACAACAAAATGTTAATCCCTATTCAATCCAGAATTGATAAATTAAATGAAGAATTGAATTTAGTTAAAAGTAAATCTGGAGGGCTCTTTTCTAACAAAAAGAAGGATCTAGAGCAGATCACTGCAGAACAAGCAGATGAGAGACTTGAATTAAGCAAAAAGAAAAGTGAGATAGAAGAACGTATATCTAAATACAGAAACGAGACATCCTCTTTGATTTCAGATATCAGAAAAAGAATACAAGAATATCAATCCATTGGATTTAATAAACCTGATGAAGTCAAAAATAAAATAGAAGAATATAACAACAAGATAACTGAATCTTTAAATAAAATTGATGAATTAGAAAAAGAAAAATTTAATTATGACGATGGATCGAGACAATTAGAAGCTGAAGTTGGGCCGATAAAATATGTTGCAGAATTAATTTCTGACTTCACAGGGGTTGACTTTGATATGGGAAAAGCGGTAAGAATAGTGATAATAATATTGATTTTTGTATTCGATCCCTTAGCTGTCCTACTTGTACTAGCCGCTCACATTAGTTTAATGAAAAGATTTCCTGGATTACAAATTGATGAATCGGAAGTAATCACCAAGAACGCTGAGTTTAAAATTATAAGTAAAGAGTTGGAAGCTAAAGAATTAGAAATAAAAGAAAGGCAAAAAGATATCGAACAAGAAGAAAAAATTATAGAACTAAAAGAGTCTCAGGTAAATCTCTATAAAGAAGAAATACAGAAATATCAACAATCCGCAAGAGAAGCTAAGATCGAAGCTGAAAAACAAGCTCTTGAAGCCGAGAGAAACTCTCCAATTAAAGAAGAAATAAAAACATTAAAAGCTGAAAGAGATGAAAAATTTAGAGAGCTAGAGCAAATTAAAATATCCAAAAAACGAGTCCTAGATAAAGCCAATACCCTCGAAAATGATATTAAGGAAATAAAACAGATACAAATTAAAAGAAAAAGTAATGAGTTTTTAATATCTCAAACTAAAGAAGAGGCCAATAAATGTTCCTTAGAACTTGTAAATCTAAAGAAGCAATTAAATGACCTACAAAAAGAAAAAAGTAATATCAATACAGAAAATGAGATCTTAATAAAAGAATTAAACGAAACAGTAAATTCTCAAAATAAAAAAATTAAATATCTAAATTTAAAATCAAATGAATTTGAATCTAAAAATATTGACTTAAATAACAAATTAAAACAGATAAACGAATTAAAAGAATTCATTGATCAACTAATAAAAGAAAAAGAAAAAGCATTAAATGATCTAAATAATGCTCGAGAAAAAGACGTCATAATTAAAGGTTCTGATGATTCAGGTTTTTACGTAATCGTTCCGTCATCAATTAAAGGGTGCCATAAATTCTCTAAGGAAGCTGACTTTAGTAAGGCGGATATATTAAATTGTCAAGCAATTTCCGCAGAAATCGATGATCTTTGCCCGCAACAAGAAACCCCTTTGATGCAAAAAGTTTTTGATACAACCGTAAAAAAATATTTAAACGATAGATTAGATAACAGATCTTACAGAAAAGAGAAGCCCTCTTATTGTTTTTTGCTTGACAATATTTAATTCACAAGTTAAACTTAGTGAGTGAAGCAAACTCATAAGAAAGATTTAATAAAAAAATTCGCAGAAGAACCCTCTTCGCAAAAGAGGCTTTTTTGGGCTAGAGAAATGAAAATCTTAAATGATTTACTTGACATGTTCCCGAATATCGATTTTTGGCAAAAAGTATCATTACCTAAATCCAAATCCCTTGCTTTATTCAGAAGCCAAAATGGATTAAAAATTCTAAGAAAAAAATATAGAGAATTTAACTATAAAATTCCAGAAAGTAAAAAAATAAAACTTGGAGAGAAATTCGGAGAAGATAAGTTAATATTTAAAAAACCCAAAACAATAAGACAATTTATAGATGAGCAAAACTAAAGAAATTAAAACTACAGACCAAATATCTAAATTTTTATCAGATAAAGATAATCAAAAATATCATTACAATTTTCACGAAAGCGAAGAGTACAAAATTCCAAGTGGAAGCTTAAATCTCGACATAGCCCTAGGTGGAGGTCTGCCTGGCGGAGCTCATAGATTTACAGGTATCAACGAAGGAGGTAAAACTAGCTGCGCCATGGCTTTCGCTAAAAACTTCCAAAAAATGTTCAAAAAAGAAGGTATGATAATTTATATCAAAAGCGAGGGTAGATTTAGTCCAGAAATGATTGAAAGATCAGGTATAGACACTAACCCTGAAAAATTTTTCGTTTTTGATTGCAACGTGTTTGAAAAAGTCTTTGAATTAATAAGAGAATTAGTTTTTCACAACGAACATAATAAAAAGTATATGTTCATAATCGATAGTGTCGATGCATTATGCAGAGTAAATGATATTGACAAGCCTTTCGCGGAATCGGAACAAGTTGCAGGAGGAGCATTAATAACTTCTGTATTTTTAAAAAAAATGGTTTTACCTATAACAAAAATGGGCCATACAATGATTTTAACTAGCCAAGTTAGAGTTGAAGTCGCAACCAACCCCTACGCATCTAGAGGAGGCCCAAAAGTTAAGCAAGCAGGAGGTAATGCAATCAAGCATTATGCTAACTTTATTCTTGAATTTGAAGAGCGCTATACTTCTGATTTAATTTTCAAAAACCCAACCGCAACAAAATTAGATGATAAAGGTGAGCCTATAGGGCATTACTGTAAGATTAAATTTAGGAAAAGTGTAAATGAAAAAACTGGATCTTCAGTAAGGTATCCAATTAAATACGGGCAAAAAGACGGAAAGTCAGTATGGAGAGCTAGAGAAATTCTTGACATGTTATACCTTTTTAATTTAATAGAAAAGAAAGGTGCATGGATATCTGTTTCGGAAGATTTAATTAAAGAGCTTTCTGATAAAAAGCTAGAAATAAATGAAAAATTCCAAGGAGAACAGAGATTAATTGATTATCTAGAAGAAAACGAAAAGCTTTCAGATTTCCTGTATCAAGATTTCAAAAATTTGACTAATGCGCTTTAAGACTTTATTTGGAGCAACCAGAACTGTTAAAAAAGCTAAGAATTATTTAATTAACTGGGATGGCCCAAGTCGAAGTAAAATACAATACAAGACCAAGCAGTTTCTAAAAGAATATTGGAGCAATCATATTGTATTTGAAGAATTTCCGGTTGCAGGCACAAAACTCTCCTTAGATTTTTATAATGCAAATAAAAGGGTCGCAGTTGAGGTGCAAGGAAAACAGCATACAAAATATGTTCCCTTCTTTCATGGAAAGAATAAGATTAATTACATCAATCAATTAAAAAGAGATCAAGATAAACTTAAATTTTGCGAATTAAACGACATTCAGTTAATTGAAATATACGAAGAAGATAAATTAAATGAAAAACTATTCGAAAACTTTGGAGTTAATCTTTAATGTGTGTAATATAATTTATGAACGAAGATAACATCGACCCAGAAAATCTGGAAAGATTCAATTTGCCTGAAAATATTATTAGCCAACTATTTGAATTTACGGGTTCCACAGGAGGAGATAGTGGATTTATATTAGCATTCGTGAATCAAGACGGACTTCCATCAATTATAACAAAAGCTAATTCTCCAATAATAGAAATGGGATTAAGGCAAGCCCTAGAACAATACCTAGAACAAGTCGCCACCCAAGAAATGCATTTAGATTCTCTAAATGATTTTGGCGACGAAGAAATTACTTGACTATATTCTATACATATGATACCATACAAACATGGTATATTCATATGAACTAGAGCAACATTTAATAGCGGGACTAATTAAGTTTCCAGAAAGCTATCCTTTAATAGCATCTTTTATAGATGATAAGGATTTTTTTAATAAAAATACTATAGTAAATAAGACAATATTCTGTATCCTGAGGCAAAGCTTGGAGAAAGGAGAAGCCTTAGACGAAGTCATCTTAACGCAAAGAGTTAAATCGTTAAATATATCTTTCGAGGATAATATCAATATTTCGGATTACATAAAAGCATTATCTATGCGCCAAATATCGAAAGATGGGGTAATTAAAGCTGCTCAAGAATTAAAGAAAATTACAGTTAGGAGAGAAATACACGACTCTTCTTTAGAGGTGGCTAAAAATATGAAATCACTATCGAGCGGTGCATCATTTGACGATATAGTTAGTGAAGCTGATAAAATATATAATGATAAAGTTAACCTTTATGAAATCGGTTCAATTAAACCTGAGAATCTTTTTGAAGAAATGGAAAACTTTATTGAAGATAGGGGTAATAATCCTATTGATGAATTTGGGCTAATGGGGCCACATCAAAGAGTTAATGAATTATATGGCTCATTGCTCAGGCCAGGAAACATAACTGTTGTTGTCGCTAGGGCTGGAGTAGGTAAAACTCAATTCTGTATGGATTTCTGCACGAAGGTTTCGGCTATAAACAACAATACACCAGTTCTTCATTTCGATAATGGAGAAATGAGTAAGGAGGAATTAATCATTCGTCAATGCTCAGCAATTTCTGGAGTTCCAATGCATTTACTTGAGACAGGGAGATGGAGGCAGGCAGGAGAAGAGGTTGTCAATAAAGTCAGGCAAACTTGGAATAAGATAAAAAACTTAAAATTTTATTATTATAATGTCGCAGGTCATAGTATCGATAGTATGTTAAATATTATTCGCAGATTCTATTACTCAGAGATAGGTCGTGGAAATAAAATGATCTTCAGCTTTGATTATATTAAAACTACATACGAAAGACAAAATGGCGCAAGTTCATGGGAGACCGTTGGTAGAATGGTTGATAAGTTCAAACAGTTAATTCAAAAAGAATTATGCTTTAATGATGCCCCGACAGTTGCGATGTTAACGAGTGTTCAAAGCAACAGGCTTGGTATTACAAATAATCGCAGCGCCGAAAACGTGGTTGATGACGAAAGCATAGTTTCTTTATCGGACCAAATCACACAATTCTGTTCTCACCTGTTTCTATTAAGGCAAAAAACAATGGATGAAATTCAATCCGAACCCGAAGGTTTTGGTACTCATAAGTTAATTTGTTTGAAATACAGGTGGCTAGGTAAAGATGTGCATAGAGCATTGCAGCCCGTGGAAATGCCAGACGGAAGCAAAAGAAAAAACTACATCAACTTACATATGGAAAATTTTGCCCTAGAAGAACGGGGCGATCTACAAGACTTAGTCGACCATATGGATTCCGAAGGAGTTGAGGCGGTAGAAGGGTTCTTAGAGGAACTTCCAAACATCTAATGATATCTCAAGAAAAACTCAAGGAGTCTTTGCTAAGTTTAGGTTATAAACTTTCAGATAGAGGAGCTTATTGGCAAACCAATGCAGTCTTCAGGAATGGAGATAATAAAACTGCAATACAAATATACAAAAACACAGGAGTATGGAAAGACCACGTGCAAAACAGCGCCTTCTCTCCATTCAAACGTCTAGTCGAAATAACTTTAGGTACAAACGACCCAAAACAAATCAAGCAATATGTTGATGAAGAAGATATTGGCGCAAACTATAATAGATTAACTTTTTCGGAGAAATTAGAAATGGAAGAAATATACCCAGAGGATTGTCTTAAAAAATTATTACCACATTATAAATTCTATAATGATAAAGGTATTTCTACAGAAGTATTAAAATCATTAAAAGGCGGATTCGCAACTAGCGGTAAATTAAATAAAAGATTTGTTTTCCCAATTTACAATGAGCATAATCAAATACATGGTTTCTCTGGCAGAGACATGTCTAACCTTGAAGGGCGCCCAAAATGGAAACATATAGGCAAAAAGAAAGGTTGGATATATCCATTATACGCAAGCGAAGAAGTTCGGCAAAGCATCAATGATTCTCAATCGGTAATTTTTGTGGAGAGTATTGGAGATATGCTTAATTTAAATGAAAATGGATATAAAAATGTTTTAGTCACTTTCGGACTAGATATATCTTCAAAACTCATATGCTCTACATTAGCTCTTAATGTTTCCAATATAATTATATCCTTAAACAACGATCAACATTCATCAGAGAATCGCGGATTAAATGCAAGTATTAAAAATTATTTAAAACTGCTTAATTATTATGACCCAAATCAAATTTCAATATGTCTACCAAATAAAAAAGACTTCGGAGAAATGTCTCAATCAGACTTTAAATTATGGAGCGAAAAGTTACAATCTACTAAACCAGAAAAACAAAGATCTTTCATTATAGAAAAGATAAATCAAATACATAAATCATTGCCTAAAACTTTATTAAAAAATAAAAAAATTATAGCCAATGAGTGAGTTAACTAAATTATCCGCAAGCAGAATAAAAACTGCGCAAACCTGCAGTTGGACTTATTGGTGCAATTACAAGCTCAAGCTTCCAGATTCCGGAAATGATGGGTCAAGTCGGGGAACTATTTGTCATAATGTATTTGAACTATTAGGCGATAAACATAAAAGAGAATTTAATAAAATAGTAAAAGAGGGAACTATCTGGAATACAGAAGTTGTAGCGACACAAGTTAAAAAAGAAGCCGAAGAGCTTTCTGTAAACGATGCAGAGAATCTTGAATTGATAGATGAAATGATAGTTAATGGCTTACGATGTGATTTTTTTGGAGATAGCAAAGAAAAGCCTGTAAAAGCAGAGTCAGAACAATTTTTTGATTTAGAGATACATAAAGAAGAGCAAGGTATTAGGTATGCAATTCGTGGATATATAGATAAACTTTTTGTATATAAAGACAATTCGGTCATTATTCGAGATTTTAAAAGTAGCAAGTCAGTTTTTAAAGGTAAAGAGGTAACAGATAATTTACAGAACTTAATATATTGCTTAGCGGTAAAACACCTTATGCCAGAAACAGACCCTCAGAGTGAGTTTTTATTTTTGAGATTTGACCTAGATAAAGATCTTTTAGGTAATTATGGAAAAGGTTATTTACGCATGGACAAAATTACGTCCGAAGAACTCGAAGGTTTTGAGTATCAATTAACGCAATTTCAAGAATATTTAGATAATTTTGATGAGTCCGCTGCAATTAGCAACCTTGCAGCTAAGCAAGATTTTCCAAGAGATGGAACTTTTGGAGGGCCTTTAGCTTGTGGAAAAGATGGTTATAAAATGTCGAGAGGTCAACCCGTTTTGGATAAAAATGGAGAACCAATAAAAGCCTTTATTTGTCCATA